TTAGTGGTGGAAAAAAATATGGAGCACCTCCTAAAAAAGGGCCGAATCCACAAGGGATCAAAATTAAACCTAGAAAAAAACCTAACAGCGTACGATAAACTACCAAGAGAACAAAAAATTTTAGTTCTCGCTGGTGTTTTTGATGGCGAAGGTAGCTTTGGTGTATGGTCTAGAGGTAAAGGTAGAGCAAAACACCTACAAGTTAAGGTCGATACTACCGATGCAGATATGGTTATTCGTTTTTATGAAATGTTTGGAGGTATTTTTTTCTCTCACACACCTAAAAAAGAAAATTATAAGCATTTATTTCGTTGGAAGATTACTGGGGACAAGGCTTGGAATTGTTTATCAGAGATGATACCATATATGTGTCAACGAAGGAGAGAAAAATATTATGGCTTGGCTAAACCTATTGGGTATGGCAGCGAAGACTGGGGCTCATATCTACAAAAACAGGCAAGAGTCGAAGAGGTTAATGTCGGACGCTCAAAGATTACATGCCGAGAAGATGGCAAAAGGTCAAATAGAGTACCAAGGTAAATTATTAGAAGCTCGTCAATCGGATTGGAAAGACGAATTTATTTTATTATTGCTCTCAGCTCCTATTGTACTGCTTGCGTGGGCCGTGTTCTCTGATGACCCGACCGCTATGGACAAGATGCAATTATTTTTCCAATATTTTTCTGAATTACCTTTTTGGTATCAAACAATTTTTGTGGGTGTCATCGCATCAGTCTATGGATTAAAGGCTACTGATTTAATTAAAAGAAAATAACTTGCAATTCACATAATTTCTTCTATAAACCATAATTTATGGCAACATTAGAAATAGAAACCGTTCGAGAGATCAAAAGATTAATCGAAAAAAAAGTAAAACAAATCAGCGAACAGATAATTTACGGTAGTATAGACAATTATGAGAAATTACAGTATTCTAGAGGACAAATTAGTTCGCTTAACCAGCTAAAGGAGGATTTGGGCGAACTGCTCAGAGATGACAATGACAAAGACTGAAAAAAACATAGCAAGTGATGAAAAAAATTTCATCGTACCTAAAACTGACGAAGAAAAAAAAGAATATATTGATTCTTTACCAGAACCAACTGGATATCGTTTATTAATCAGACCATTTGCAGGAGCTCAAAAGACTAAAGGTGGAATTCTTTTAGCAGATACAACCATTGAGACTATTCAAGCAACAACTGTTGTAGGTTTAGTGATTAAGATGGGAAATCTTTGCTATAGAGACAAAGAAAAGTTTCCCCTTGGAGCGTGGTGCAAGGAAGGTCAGTTTGTGATGTACGGAAGATATGCAGGATCTCGTTTTAAAAATAAATGGGGTGAGCATAGAATCTTGAATGATGATGAAATTATTGGTGTAATTAAAAAACCAGAAGACATCGCTACTTTATACTAAGGAGAAAAAATGATGGCACAAGACGAAGTAAAACAATCTAAAAAAGACATCGACATTGATACGGATGACGTGAGCCAAGAGGATTTAACCGTTGAGGTAAAAGAATCGGCTAACAATGTTGAGACAAAAGAAAAACCGAATCTTAATTTCGGCGAAGTTGATTTAGGCTACACGGATCACGGGACTTCAGAAGAAGAACCTGAGAAGAAAGATGATAAACCTGAAATCAAAGTTGAAGAAGACAAGGTTGATGATCTTAAACAAGAATTAAAAGCTGAAGGTAAAGAAATCGAAGGTGAGAAAGAAGAACTTGCTGATGATGAAAAAGATTTTAAAAGTCTTTACAAAAAATACAAACAGCAAAACAGAAGAATTGATAAACTCACTTTTAGAAGAGAAGAAGCAGAAAGACAAGCTAAAGCTGCTGAAGATTATGCTAAAGGTGTTCAGAAAAAACTATCTGATATTGAGAAAAGATACAATGTAGAATCTGATAATTATCTAAAAGAGTTTGAAGCAAGAGTGGATGCTCAAAGAGAACAAGTTAAAAATAATTTAAAACTTGCAATCGAGAACAATGACACCAATGCGATCATGGAAGCAAATGATCAATTGACTCAACTTGCTGTTCAAAAAGAAAAAGCAAAAATTAGAGCTGAAGAGAGAAAATCTGCTATTGAATTAGCTGAAACTCAAAAGAAAGAAGAGGAAGAGAAAGTAAAATCTCAACCTCAAGAACAAGCTCAACAACAACCAACACCATCTGAAAAAGCTATGGAATTTAGAGATAAGCATAAGAAGTGGTTTGGTTATGATAAAGATCCTGCTCTTACAGCATACGCTGTAGCATTAGATGGTCAGATTAGACAAGAGGGTATTGAAGTCGACTCTGATGAATACTATAATGAAATAGAGAAAAGGTTAGATCCTATTTTAACAGCTCAAGGTTTGAAAGAACCTGCAGAGGCTGTTGAAGCTAAGCAGAAAGCGAAACCTGTCCAGACTGTCGCTTCTGCTGGAAGAAAAGAAGTCGGACGCAAAACTGTGACACTCACCAAATCACAGGTAGCAATAGCTAAAAGATTAGGTGTGCCACTTGAAGAGTACGTTAAATATGTGAAGGAGGCTCAATAATATGAACGATACTATAAAAAGAACTTCACGCAACGCTGAGTCGAGAGAAGTTGAACAAAGAAAAAAGACTTGGCAGTTACCATCTAGTTTGGATGCCCCGAAAGCACCCAACGGTTACGAGCACAGATGGATTAGAACAAATGTGCAAGGTTTTGAAGATACGTCTAACGTAACTAAGAAACTTAGAGAAGGATGGGAATTTGTTAAATCAGAGGAAATTCAAAATGATCCTGATGCAAACAAATACCCTCACATAACCGAAGGGAAATATTCTGGGTTTATCGGAATTGGAGGCCTTGTGTTGGCAAGGATACCGACAGAGATCCTAAGACAGCGATCTGAGTATTTCGCAAGACTTACAACAGATCAGTTAAAAGGAGTTGATAACGATCTTATGAAGGAACAACATCCGTCTATGCCTATCAATATTGATAGACAGAAGCGGGTAACCTTTGGCGGTGGACGCAAAAATTAATCTTTTTGTTAATCCTACCTAAAGGTTGGCTAATATAAACTAAAAACAAAAACTAACTTAGGAGTAAATACTTATGTCAAATGTAGTAGAAAAGTTTGGTCTAAGACCTTACAGAAAACTTGACGGTACACCTCTAGTTGGAGCTCAGAACAGATACACAATTGCTAGTTCATATGCAACTGCGATTTACCAAGGTGACCTGGTTGTACCAGTAACTGGTGGTAACATCGAAAGACATACGGCTAACAATTCTACAGCTGTTGTGGGTGTTTTTAACGGATGTTTTTACACAGATCCGACTACGCAAAAGCCAACTTTTAGCAACTATTATCCAGGCGGCGTTGCTGCTTCTGACATTACGGCTTTCGTAATTGATGATCCAGATGCTGTTTTTTTAATGGATGCTGACGGCATTTTTGCAAGAGCGGATATCTTTCAAAACTATTCCGTTACTACAGCTACAGGTAACACAAAAACAGGAATATCAGAAGTACAATTAGATCAAAGTGTTTCTGGTACTAACGCATCATTCATTATTCAGGCGATTGATATTTCTCAAGACCCTAATAACAGTGACGTTGCATCAGCTAATGCTAATGTTCTTGTTAGAATCAACAAACACTTCTACAGAAGTGGAACAGGCGTATAATAAAGGAGAATAATTATGGCTATATCAAGACAACAGCTAGCTAAAGAGCTAGAGCCAGGTTTGAATGCTTTATTCGGCCTGGAATACAGTAGATACGATAATCAGCATGCTGAAATCTACACTACTGAATCTTCTGACAGAGCTTTTGAAGAAGAAGTAATGTTAAGCGGTTTCGCTGGTGCACCAACTAAACAAGAAGGTGCTTCAGTTGTATTTGACCAAGCTAATGAAGCTTACACGGCTAGATACACACACGAAACAATCGCTTTAGCATTCTCAATTACAGAAGAAGCTATTGAAGATAACCTAAACGACAGACTTGCTCAAAGATACACAAGAGCTTTAGCAAGATCTATGTCAAACACTAAACAAGTCAAAGCAGCACAAGTGCTTAACCAAGCACAATTCACTGCAGTTACTGGTGGTGACGGAGTGCCTTTAATTTCAAATGCACACCCACTATCAAACGGTGGTACGTTCTCAAACGTATTATCAACTGCTGCTGACCTTAACGAAACATCATTAGAGCAAGCTCTAATCGATATTCAAGGTTTCGTTGATGAGAGAGGATTAAAAATCGCTCTTAACGGTAGAAAAATGATAATTCCAAAAGAATTACAATTTACTGCTGAAAGATTGATGAAATCAACTCTTAGAACAGGTACTGCTGACAATGACATCAACGCTATCAATAACATGGGAATGGTTCCTGAAGGTTACAGAGTGAACAACTTCTTAACTGACACTGATTCATTCTTCTTGTTAACGGATGTGCCTAATGGTCTTAAACACTTCGAAAGAAGCCCAATTAAGACTGCATTAGAAGGTGACTTCGATACAGGTAACGTTAGATTCAAAGCTAGAGAAAGATACTCTTTTGGATTCTCAGATCCAAGATGTATTTTTGGTAACGGAAACTTACCAACTAGCTAATAGTTAACAGATTAACCCTACAACGGGTATTTAAAAGGGGCGGTGTTCACATCGCCCCTTTTTTTATGTATAATAGAAACACTTAGAAAAATTTCTTATAGACTGGCTAAGCAGACGGTATAGAGACTATAAGAACAACGCTATACAAAGGAGAATATTATGGCAAACACAACTTTTACAGGCCCAGTCCGATCGGAAAACGGGTTTCAAACTGTAACAAAAAATACAACAACTGGTGCATTCACAGTTAGATCATCTTTCAATGCTGAAGGAACTTTCGCAGGTTTAGGAACAAGAAAAATCCAAACTTTTGCTGGTTCATTAGCTGGAACAGATGCAGCTTCAACTGCATACGAAGATGGTGATGTTCTTGTAGAATTAGGAACTTTAAATACTGATGCTGCAAGTGGTTTAGTTACACCAACTAAATTTTTCATTCACAGAGCGGTAATTTTAATTACAACTCCTGCAGGAGAAACTTTAGCAGGTAAATTAGATTTAAGTGCAACTACAGGTACAGCAACTAACGTAGCAGTGGACACTCCAACTGAAATCGTAGGTGCTGGTGTAACTTGTTTTGATCCACAAGTGAGTGCTGCAGCTTCTGTTACTGAAATTGATATTAATTTCAATAACACAGCTGGTAACTACCACATTTTTGATCCACTTATTACTGCACCGATTGCAAGTAAATACTTGTACGCTGCAACTACTACTGCGATCAATGCTGATATTACAGCTGGTAGATTTACTGCAGAGTTAGAATACTCAGTATTATAATTTTAACCGTGGCTCCTTCGGGAGCCACAATTAAAGGAGAACTAAATGAGTTTTAAAGCAGACATACAAGCAACTAGATCTTCTGACGCTGCTGTTGCTAATACCTTAAACGAAGGTGGCGAACTAAGTGCAACGGATACTACAATCACATTGACTTCTGCTGCTGGGTTTCCAGCAGGCGGTGGTTTGATTATGATTGAAGATGAAGTTATTGAATATACAGCAGTATCAACAAATGATTTAACAGGTTGTACAAGAGGAGCAAACGGAACAACAGCAACTACACATGCTGATGGTACAGCGGTTAGTTTACTTGCTCAAATTATTGCTCCACCAGTTAGATTAAAAGGTATCTCAATTGCTTCAGACGCAGGAGGAGCGGGTTTCGTGAGCCTTGCATCAAATGATGGTGTTATAAGATTTACAGGCGATGTTCCAAGTGGTGATGTTTATACATTAAATATTCCTGAAGATGGAATTATGTTTCCAAAAGGAATCTATTTAAAAACATCAGCAAACGTTGAGGCTTACACATTATTTACTGATAAATATAGTGCAGGTACTTTAACTACGACAAATGGATAATTATACTGCTCAGCTTTTGAAGATGTCAAAAGGTGGTATGCCACCACGAAATAAAAAAAATTTTCGTTCTACAAAAGCTGGTGCAGGAATGACTCAAGCAGGAGTCATGGCGTATAGAAGAAAAAATCCTGGATCTAAGTTAAAAACAGCAGTTACTGAGGATAATCCTGGTAAGAAAAGAGCAGCAAGAAGAAAATCTTACTGTGCAAGATCAGCAGGACAAATGAAAAAATTTCCTAAAGCTGCTAAGGATCCAAATTCAAGATTAAGACAAGCAAGAAGAAGATGGAAGTGTTAAATGGCTTATTTAAATGCAAATCTACCACCGATCTATTGCAAGATCAGGAAGGAATATCTTTATGATCTTAAAGAACATCATGGAGAAAGCCAAGATTGCGTTATCTTTGGTCTTACAAGTATATCAGGTCGTGCTCTCTTATTTAACATCATGTTACCTAATGGGGCGTGCTATTGGCGTTTGCCTATCTCTGCGTTTTTCCAAAAACAATATGACCGAGCCGATGTGCCGAATATGCAGACGAACGAGTTGGAATTGTGGAACTGTTTTAGTTATTGGCCTAGTGTTACTTGCTTTGATTGGTTGGATGGTCTAAAAGGAAAGTTTTTAGGATTAGACAAAAAGTTTTATCATGGAAAATATTTATTTACGATTGATTGGGCACACCCAGATGTTAACATCTTGGATGTTGAACATTCTGAAATTCCTCAAGAACATAAGTGTGCACATATATTGGAACTTGATAACGGTAATTTTGCAGCTCAGCCTAATAATCGCCTTTTGTGGCATGTTAATTCATACACTACTGATAACAGCTGGCCTGACTATAGAGTCCAAACTACTTATTGGGATGCAGAAGACAATAATATGGTTACGGAAGATAGTGATAAAATGTTTTATCAAATGGAAAATATAGAAGAAGATAAAATAAGAGAGGAGGATAAAACTTATGAGGGACAGTAAAACAATTGAATCTTTTTTAAAACAAAAAAATATTAAAGAAAAAGAAAAAATATTATTTAAAAATTTAAAAAAAGAAGTTGAGACAGGTGCGAATGGTACACAAAAATACGTTATAAAACAAGGTGTTAATAAAGGTAAAGTTGCATCAAAATGATAGATAAGTGGTTATATAATTTTTTTGCATCAATTGACAAAGTGTTTTCTTTGATGGAAACTTATAGTGTTAAATTTTCATCGTGGTTATGGAATAAAAGAAAAAACCTTCTAAAAAGAAAGAGAAAAAGATATGGAAAAAGAATGTAATAAGTGTCAAACAAAATTCAAACCAAAAGACGAATTAGATTTATTTTGTAGCCAAGACTGTAAAGAAGAAGCA